GAGGCAATGCGTGAATTAGATGAGATGGATTTAACTCTTAAATACCTTAAAGAACTTAGAGAGAAGTTTCCTATATCTTCTTAACTAATAACTATGGCACCCGGCTTTGTATACGTGAATGTAACATTGTTTAACTCGGGTGTCATAGTTTAATATAACTGTAGCATTGCATTAATTCTTTTCTTGGTCGTTCATGTTGTGCAATGTTACAGTTCCTTATAGACTGCAGTACCTTTTTTATTTAAGTGTTTTTGGTTCAGGGTACTGTAGTCTTTCTTGCATCTACATAAGTTGTTACAACCAGCTTTAGTAGATATCTATACGTTGTTTGTAATAGGTATTGGATAACCGGTACTGACAGATCATATGAAGATCTGGTGTACACCTGTGTTGTAGGTGGTGTATATAATATAAAACAAACGTAAAAACTCGTATAGGAATACCTGAGTATGTATATAAACTGCTTATTTTTTTTAACCCTAATTTATTTTCCATGAAGTATTTAATTAAACACCGTATGTTTTTGTATCTGATTGCCCTTGTTCTATTTGTAGGTATGACATCTACATCTTGCAGTGCTTATAGGAGTTGTAAGAATAACCCAGCAGTACGATGAGCTATAGAACATTTGAAGCATTAATGGTTATTGCAATCATTGCAGTAACTGGATTAGGAATCTTAACAATGATAACCCTTTAACTATGGCAGCTAGAATATCCCAAGAACTTCTTAGATCTGAGCTTAACACTTGGAAAAAAGATTATGATCAAGCCAAGCAGGAAGGTTTATACCCTGCAGAGTTTGGTAAGTTTATGAATATGAAATATAACTTTCAAGATCCTAAGCTTACTGATGGAACACCATTAGCAGATGCACTCATTATTATTTTTAATAATCATGTTGAGTGAAACGCTTTGGTATAGTAAACTATGATGTGATCTCAGATCCAGAACTTTCAATACAAGCCAAAGGTTTGTATAGTACATTGTCTTTATATGCAAACAATAAACGGGAATGCTATCCCTCAATATCTACACTAGCAGATCTAAATAACATTAGTCAGCGCCAGGTAGATAGGTTGATAAGAGAGCTTAAAGACAAAAAGTATATTATAAGAACTGGTAGAGTAATTACTTTAGTTTAAACTGTAGCTATATTACTACACTATATATAGTAACTAATTAAATATTAGTTGCACAATTACGACATAAGTGGTATGGTATTATCTATTTTTATTATGTGATAATACAATTACCCAATGGTCGTTTCATAGAATGCTCACTTGAGCAGTACTTAGATTTTGATGAACAAGATCTAAGAGATCTCAATGGCCTTAGCGGTACTTTTACAAAGGAATACATAAATCCCTTTTACTCTCCCTTTGCAGAGAAATCAACTCCTGTTGTACAGGATGAAGAAGAGTATGAGCCTGATGTCACTGAGATAGATAGTCGTACCAAGCTGAAAGATAAAGACTTTCAGCGGGATGATATCTAATCTTTTTTTTACATTTTTAATTTATTATTATGAGTTCAAACAGAGTAACTGTTTTGGCAGATGACATGGGTTGCGTTATGCGTGTATCACAAGCAAATCCAGAGTATGGTTTTATTCGTTTACAACAACAACGTGTCCAATTTACAAACGGTGGATGGGTAAAGTCCACAAACGTTTCTACATTATTGCATGGTAGAGTGGAAGACTTAGAGTCTTTGAACTTCCAGGCAAACCAGGAGATTGCAGGTAAGATTGTTATTAAAGAACAAACTGAACCTTTTAATCCTAACAACCCTGATCGTGACCTCAAGTATGCAGGTGGCACAGGAGTTATTTGTTGTGCATATGGAGAGCCTATCTATAGAAAGACTTTCTTTACAACTAATACAGAAGAAAGTGATGTGTTAATAGCACACACTAATGGTGATGCAATCCGTGAAGCCAATGGTATAACAACAGAGCAAGCTATTGCTGAACCTGTTGAGGAACTAGAGGCAGAAGAACAAGTCACGGAGGAGGAAGTAACTGAGGAGATTGAATCAGAAACTACCTTTGAACTTTAATTTGTTTCGTTTAGGGGCTGCTACGGTAGCCCCTTTTTTTATATACTTTTAATTTATACCCATGAGAACTTACTACAAAGGAATACTATCAGATTACCAGCTATATGCTGACCAAAGGTTTACTTATACAAAGCTGAACCCAAAGCAACACTTCTTGTTTAAGCGTGTATTACATGGTTTAAATGTATACGCAGAAGAAGAAGTAAGGGCCATGAGTCCATCAAAACGTAACAGAATCAAAAAGGTGTGGAGACGGGGACAAAGTGAGGTTAATACCTTAAAACAAAAGGTCTCTAATGAGTTTACTAACTCTATTTTTAGTATATTTAATAATAGCCAACTGGCTAAGAATATGATCACAGATGAGGTTGATCCAAAATATATTAATCGTTTCACACTAAAGCAACTTGGAATAAACTATGATCATTTGATTGTGCACTTTATGCATGCAGGTTTATTACCACACAACTTTCTACAACTTAAATGAGAAAAGTATCTAAGAAGATGTCTAAGATAAACTCCGAGTATTCTAAACTCAGGAGAAAGTTTTTATTAGAGCATCCTGTCTGTCATGCAAGTATAGACAGGTGCTCTGTAAAAGCAACTGAAGTCCACCATAAACGTGGAAGAGGTAAGTATCATTTAGACGTTAGCACTTGGTTACCAGTATGTAGAAACTGTCACACATATATTGAACTGAATCCAGAGGATGCTATTGAGTTAGGATTCTCAGATTCAAGAGTATAGCATGCTCCCATAGCTCAACTGGATAGAGCAACAGATTTCTAATCTGTAGGTTTCAGGTTCGAGTCCTGATGGGAGTACTAAAATTTTTATTATGAAAAAGTTATTAATAATTCTTATGAGCCTGTCACTTACAGGCATAGCATATAGTCAAGATAACCTACCAATGGATATCTTTATAGAAGCTCTGATACACACAGAGTCAAGAGGAGATACCTTTGCCGTAGGAGATAATGGTAGAGCAGTGGGTATACTACAGATACACCCTATTATGGTCCGTGAAGTAAATAGAATACTAGAAAAGAAAGGTATCCAAAGGAGCTATACTTATAATGATAGGTATAACTATGATAAGTCTATTGAGATGTTTCTCATATGGCATGAGTACTATCATAAGTACGCTTCATATGAGAGGATAGCACGGTGTTGGAATGGTGGACCAAGAGGAGATACTATGTATTGTACTAAAAGCTACTGGTACAAGGTTAGTTATTATATGAATCAATTAGCATGGACACCTTAAATATTATTATGCGTAAATTTTTATTTTTATTATTATTACTACCATACGTAGGTTATACACAGACAGCTAACCTTATATCATATAAAACGGAGATAGTAGAAAATACTTGGAACGGTTATGAGGTTACTGAAACTTATTATGAAGCTGTATCAATAGATCTTAGTCAAAGATTTATTGAGCTTGTTGAGATTGATCAGGCTTATAGACTAGCTTATAACATTCAGTATATTGATTATGATGATGGTATTAGCATGTATTCAATAGATAATACTAGTGATATGCTATTTATTGATTATGAAAATAACCAGATAGATGTTTGTATTGAATGGAATAATTATACCGAGCAATTTAATAAGTGCTGGATATTTAGTGATATTATAAATCTAAACAGATGATGATGACTGAAGTAACATTAGATGGAAAGAAAGTATCTCTAAATACATATGAGTTAGAGTACGAAGTTTTAAAAGACTATACATTCAGATGGTTGGATCATAAGGATAAACAGAAAGCAGTGCAAGAAACTGCTGATAGCTTTGGTCTACATGAAAGGATGGTAAAGCACATATGTTTATGAAAAAGTTTATACTATTTATATTATCAACGATCTGCTTAATAGGTTGTTCTCAAAGCTATACTGTAGGTAGGGTTATAGATGGTGATACATTTGTTATCATGTACAGAGGACAGCAGACTAAAGTTAGATTGATAGGTGTAGATACACCCGAAGCATATAATTATAGAAACGTTAGAAAAGAATCAGGTGGTGAACAAGCATCTGCATATACAAGATCCTTAATAGAAGGTAAGCAAATTACCTTAGAGTTTGATCATGTTATGTATGACAAGTATGGTAGGCTACTAGCCTATGTGTATCTATCAGATGGTAGAATGCTTAATGCTCTTCTTGTAGAGAAAGGCTATGCTGAGCCCGCTAGATATGAACCTAATGTTAGATATGCTGATCATTTTGAATCACTAAATAATTAATTATGAAGGTTTTGGAAAAAGTATTTGTAACTATGTTAGGTGCAACAATGGTATTGGTATTAATTAATGCCATGATTACTAGCTATAACTTAGCAACAAAACAACCGGTAATTATAGAAGTACCTATCATTCAGATTGATACTGTAAGAGATACTATTGAGGTACCTTTTATAGATACAATGTATACTAAAGATACCAGGTACCTGCACTATAATGCTGATACAACTATTGATAGTGCACTTATAATAGGGGGTGAATATCACCCTCCTGTTATGGTTGGTAGAAGTACTAGCGGATATGGATGGCGTTGGGGTAGAATGCATGAAGGTATAGACATTGCTTATAACAATAAGGATACAAGCTATTCAACCTTTGCTGGTGTAGTAAGGTATGCTAAAGCAGGTTACAACGGTGGCTATGGTAAGCTAGTTATTGTTAGACACTTTAATGGGTTAGAGACTTACTATGCTCATCACTGGAATCTTCTTGTAGAAGAAGGGGATACTATAGCAGCAGGTACACCCTTAGGTATCATTGGTTCAACCGGTAGATCTACTGGTCCTCACTTACACTTTGAGGTAAGATTCTTAGGTGAGTCTATGGATCCAGATGATTTTTTTGATGCTATGTCAGATACTTCTGACTTTGTTATAAGAAAGAAGCATAGCTATTATGAAGTAATATACTAATGAATTTAATTACAACCCATCCGATTAAAAAATCAGATCTAGGGTTTCATGCAAATTTATTTGGTGGCAAGTTGCTTGCGTGGATGGATGCCGCAGGAGCAGCTTTTGCTACTGAATGTTGTAGTACACCTAGAATGCTGACTATAAAGATAGATGAATGTGTATTTATACGTCCTGCTAAAGAAGGTCAACTAATTAAGATATATGGTAAGGTAGCAAAGATTGGTAACACATCTATTACTCTTTACTTAGAAGCAAGATCACATAATGTATATAGTGGTAATCAAAAGGTTATTCTATCTACAAAGATTAAGTTTGTAAGGGTAGATGAGCAAGGTGATCCCACTCCTATAGCAGAAACAATTAAAAAGAAATATGGAACAGAAAACATTCAAAGTCAAGAAGACAATTAAGATTAGAGATGACTACTCTGTAACGGTGTATCTGGTACAAGGTAGTGAGATATTAACTTTTGATATTTATCATGAGGCAGAGAAGTTTGTACAATTATTAAATGATAACTCAGATGATAACACACTCTACTATGTTGACTAACAGAGATCAAGTTCAGGAAGAAGCCCTTAAGGTTTCATTAGATAATGATAGATGTACTCTAGGTATATCAATGGGTGTTGGTAAAACTAGGATTGCAGTAAAGAACCTACAGGCTAGGTATAATCCTATGGTATCAGCACTTGTAGTTGTACCAAAGTTGTCAATTAAACAAGCCTGGTTAGATGAGTTAGAGAAGTTAAACCTTAATAGTTTAAAAGATCATATAACATTTGTGACATATCTTTCATTAAATAAGATGGACCCAATAGGCTATGATATTGTCTATTTAGATGAGTGTCATAGCATACTAGAAAGCCATCTACCCTTCTTAAACGCCTATAAAGGCATAGTCCTAGGGTTGACAGGTACACCCCCAGTACGTAAGAGTAGTGTTAAATACCGTTTATTAAATAGGTTTTGTCCAGTTAAGTATACATTTACTGTAGATAATGCAACTGACAATGATATTCTTAATGATTATAGAATAATTGTGCATATGTTACAGTTATCTAAACTTAAAACGTGTAGGAAACAAAACAAAAAGACAGGTGGTACATGGTTTACGTCTGAGGTAGATGATTATAGTTACTTATCTAAGAGACTATATGATGCAACTACACCTAAGCAACGGCAGATATCTTCTATAATGAGAATGAAAGCAATGCAATCTTATACTACTAAAGAAGATTATGCTAAAGGTTTAGTTAAGAACATGGATAATAAGGTAATTGTATTTGCTAATACTAAAGAACAAGCAGATAGGATAGCACCGCATAGTTATTATTCAGGCAATAGCAATTCTGAAGACAACCTTGAGTTGTTCGCGAATGGCCAGATAGATGCTCTCTCTTGCATTCTCCAGCTTAGTGAGGGTGTTACTATACCTAATCTAAGGCAAGGTATTATAATGCATGCTTATGGCAATGAGAGAAAGTCTGCTCAGAGAATTGGTAGACTATTAAGACTTAACCCAGATGAGACAGCTACTTGTCATATACTTTGCTATAAAGATACTGTAGATGAGAAGTGGGTTAGCAATGCACTTAATGAGTTTGATAGCTCTAAGATTAAATATTATAACCCTTTAAATAAAACCTATGAATAAGTTTTCAAACGATAAGTTTCTAGATGATGATTATCAATATCAAGAGTTCCTTGAACATCTTGAAGAAGGTGTTCCTGACTGTATTAATTGTGGGGAAAATACTCTTGTATTTGCTCCTTCCACTCCTGAACATTTACTTTGTTTATCTTGTGGTCACGAGTTTGTTTCAGTAGATAATAAGATTAGATTCAGATGAGAGATAACATACACCTAAAGCTATCTATTAAGGATGGAAAGTTACACTTTCCTGTTAAGGCATACAAGACTAAATATGAAAGGTTTCTAAGGGATGCACCGGAAGGTGCTAGAGTAGAACTGTTCATTAGTATTGCAGATGGTAAGGGTACCAATGCTCAGTTGGCTAGGATTCATGCAATGTGTAGGGAACTAGCCAACGAGATTGGTTATACTTTTGAGGAGATGAAGCTACAAATTAAACGTAAAGCAGGTTTATGCTTTATGCGTAATAAAGTGGAGTATTGTAAATCATTTGCAGACTGTGATGCTAGTGAATTGAATCTAGCAATACAAGCATGCATAGAGATTGGAGACTTTAATGGTATCCAGTTAAGATGATTTCTTATTTAGCTCAGAGTATACTTGGTCATACATATCCTTGTATCTCTCAGCAAATTCTTTTACAGACTCATCATCACTCTCATCTAGTGTAAGAAGCTCTTTAGACATCTCCTCTACTTTTGCATTGACATCATCAGATATTTCTACTTCAGATGATAGTCCCTGCTTAATAGCTTTTGTCTTAAGTTCTTGGATTAATGAGATAATAATGTATAACTGTGATTCAGCAGGAGATAATTGTATATCAGTTTCTCCTCCTGTTAATTTTTTAAATTTTGCAAGCGTCTCAGGTAAAGCTGTCTTATCCTCTAGGAAACCCATCATAGTCATTAGGATAGATTGTAAGCCTGATATATATGTTGTGGATATTTGAATATCCTCAATCACACCTTTGGGATCAAATACAGTTTTTTTATGTGACATATTAAATAGTTATTATGGCGAATATAGATATAAATAAAATAAGAGAAAAGTTTTTAGTAAAGTTATTTCCATCAGGTTGGGATAGGATACTTGAACCATACATAAATGGGAATGAGTTTAAAGGAGCTGTTAATCAGTTAATTGAGCGTAGAGAACAGGGTCATAAGTTTGAACCTGAGTTTAAGAATATCTTCAGAGCATTTGAGGTTTGTCCTTATGATGATCTTAAGGTTATTCTTATAGGACAAGATCCTTATCCACAAGAGGGTGCGGCAGATGGTATATCATTTAGCTGCAGCAGAAAGGATAAGTATGAGAAGTCTTTACAGTATATCTTCAAGGACCTATATGGTAAGTATGAAGGTAAAGATAAAGATCTAGCACGTTGGTCAGCTCAAGGTGTTCTGATGCTTAACACAGCTCTTACTGTACAGGTAGGTAAGATTGGTTCTCATTATGATATATGGGATCCTTTTACAGATTATCTGCTTACAGTATTGAATGCTAATAAAAATGATAGGGTAGCAATACTCTTGGGTAAGAAAGCTGAGAAGTGGGAAGACCATCTAAGCAATCAGCACATATTAAAATGTTCACATCCAGCTTCTGCTGCTTATAGTGGTGGTACTTGGCGTAGTGGAAATATATTTAAACATGCAAATCATTTATTGATTACGCAGAAAGAAAAGAAGATAGAATGGTAGAAGTAAAAATTAATAAAGATTTTAAGAGAGACTTTGATCAGTATAAGAACTATATTAAAACAGTTTATGGTGTAGAAATATTTTATATTAATCAAGATGGAACTACTAACATACCTGACAGGGTAGTACCAGTTGAAGTTAAAGAGGCTGAGACTGTTGAGCACTTATCAATGGAAGCAATAGCTAATATTGTTATAGAATTTATGCATGAGGATAGTCCTCATTTAAGAAAATATAAAGACTTATGTGCTAAGTGGAGGAATCGTGATTACATAGTTTTCAAAAGAATATTTTGTATGTTTGCTAGACAAGCAGGGAACACTGTTACATCAATAGGTAAGTTCTTAGATAATGATCATTCTAGTGTTATTCACCAGCTTAGACAAGCTAATATACATATTGATGCTAGTGATAACTTTTTCATTACTAGATACCAGCTAGTTAAAAATAAGATAGATAATGTGGCAAATATTTCAGAAGATTCTAACCAATAAACTCACACCCAACCAATGCTTAGTTCTTTATGGTATACATAAGAAGATAGCGGTTAATGTTGGAGGTGATGAAGATCTTGATTATTTGCTTAATGAAGAGTTTATCGTAGATGGTAAACTTACAGCTAAGTCTAAGAAGATCATTATAGAAATTGATAACTACTTTGTTAAGTCTAAGAAGAAAACAGATATCCAACTAATGGGTAAGGACTATGCAAACAATATCAAACTTTACAGGGAGATATTCCCTGCAAAGAAGTTACCCAGTGGTAAGCCAGCAAGAAATAATATTAAAATTCTTGGTGAGTCTTTCCGTTGGTTTTTTGAAACGTTTGATCACACATGGGATACAGTCATAAAAGCAACACGTATGTATGTGAACGAGTACAGAGACAATGGTTATCTATACATGCAGACAAGTCAGTACTTTGTCTGTAAACAGGATAAACATAAAGTCAAACACTCTTCACTAGCAGACTATTGTGATATGATTGTTGATGGTGTGAGCACAGAAGACGATCACTTTACAGAAAAGGTAGTATGAAATCAGATAGTAAAAGTGCAGTCATTGCTTTTTGTAATGACTTAATTAGAGAACACAGAGGTGAAGGTGGTATTGAAGAAGGTCTTATTGGATACAAGTATCCTAAAGATATGGCAATCCGCGCAGCTCTTATAACTTGTCAAAGACTGATAGAAGTTACAGGCAAGCCTTTTTACTATCGTGCAATTGATTATTTAAATGGATTAAATGAGTAAGATAGAGAAGGCTTGGGATGGACAGTATACTGCTTTTAACGAAGCACTAAAGTATATGCATAATAGACAACAAGGCAAGGAGAAGTCAGTACTTACACCTTGGCCTAAGTTTAATGATGCAGCTACTGATGGTTTAGAATGGAACACTCTAACAGTTATTGGTGGAAGACCGGGGTCAGGTAAGACTCTAATCAAAGACCAGATTGTAAGAGAATCTTTTGTTTTAAATCCCACGGATGACTTCCGTGTGTTAGAGTTTCAATTCGAGATGGTTGGTAGAACCTCAGCTATTAGAGAGTTTAGTTCCTTAACGGGTAAGACCTATAAAGAACTATGCTCAGCAGGATCTACTTTGACAGCAGATGTATTAAACACTTGTCACCAATATGCTAAGGAACGTGTCAAGTATCCCGTTGATATAATCTCAACACCGATGACAGTAAACCAAATGCGGGAGCAGGTTGACATGTATATGGAAGAACACAAGGGTAAACAAACTATTATCACCCTTGACCATTCCATCCTCGTAAAGAGAGCACCCTACCAGAATAACAGACTTGATATGTTATTTGAATTGGGTGAGTTCTTTACGCAGTGTAAGCGTGACTATCCGTGTTTATTCATCTGTCTGTCTCAGTTGAATCGTAATATTGATAACCCGGATAGAGCTGTTGATGGTAAGTACGGTAACTATATTCTTGAATCGGATATCTTTGGATCAGATGCAATGCTTCAACATGCAGATACATTGATTGGTATCAATCGTCCTGCTAAACAGAAGATAAGATACTATGGTCCTGATAGATATATAATTGAGAATGATCGTACTCTAGTTCTTCATTTCCTCAAAGCTCGTAATGGTGATGCTCGTATGAGTTTCTTCAAAGCTAAGTTTGAGAATATGGAGATTGAAGAGATGGCTACTCCTGGAACACAAGAAAGAAGATGACAAATGCATTTAGTAAGAAGATTAAAATAAAAAATGATAGGAAAGGTTTATTAGTATTATTCAATAAGAAGACTGATGAGGATGATAAGTTTATAAAAGTTCAAGATGGCCTTGGTGTAAACCTATGGGTTAAAAAGTCTTGGATATATAAACACCATCTACGTAGAGATCAGTATGCTGTTATACTAGACCTGACAGCAGAAGAACAATTCAATGCTCATTATCAAAAAGAAACAAAGAAGTTCTTTGATGTAAGAGCGGAGAGTAGTGGTAATTCAGTAAGTATAAATAAACTAGAACGTGGTAAAATAAATGGTAAGAATATGACACCTGAAGAAAGAAAATATAAAGTAAGAGAGTTACGGATTGAGCACAAAGGTTATTTTGATAGTCTTGATGATAACTTTCTATATATACCTAAGATGGCATACAGACCTAAGGGTAAAGATGATATGCATGTATCCTTTTTTCCAAGTGAATTGGAGAAGGGTAAAGATATCTACACTGAGTTTGTAAGTTATGAGTATGACTCAGAAGATCCAAAGAGAACTTTGTATCTGTTAGAGTATGATCAGGATTGGAAAGACATCTATGAGATAAATGAAAGCAGTTCGGGATATAAGAGACATCTTGTACCTGTATCTAAGCTAAAAATTATCAATGATGTTACCTCTCGTAACAAAGAAATCATTACCTTTGATACTCCTCTAGAGAATCCTGATGATAGTCAAAAGGATTTGTTTAAAGCATTGGGTACAATAGCTAAACAACTAGATAGGATAGCAACAATTTTAGATAAAAAATTAAACTAATGGCACAAAGTGTATTAATTATTGCAGACTCTGGCACTGGCAAGTCCACTGCTATCAGAAATCTCAACCCTGAAGAAACCTTCATTATAAATATTGCTAATAAACCTCTACCGTTTAAAGGTTGGAAGTCTAAGTACACCTTGGTATCTAAGGATAACCCAAAGGGTAACATGACTAATGCCTCTAGCAGTACTGGTATATTAAAAGCAATAAATTATGTGAATGAAAAGATGCCACATATCAAGAACTTAGTTATTGATGACTGGCAGTATATGTCTAGCTTTGAATATTTTGATAGAGCATTAGAGAAAGGTTATGATAAGTTTACTCAGATTGCTGCAAATCTTGCACAGGTTGCTAAGACCCCAAAAGATTTGAGAGATGACTTATATGTTTTCTTTATGACTCATTCAGAAGATTCAACAGATGTTAATGGTCACCGTAGGGTGAAAGCCAAGACTATTGGCAAAATGATAGACAATACTCTCACACTTGAGGGATTGTTCTCTATAGTACTATTTGGAAAGGTAGTAAAGAAAGATGATGGTACTTTGGATTATGGTTTTGAAACTGTGAACAATGGAGAGAATACTTGTAAGTCTCCAATGGGAATGTTTGAAGAGCCTTTTATTCCAAATGACCTTCAGTTAGTTAAGGACAAAATTTATAATTACGAAAATTAAAACTATGTTAAGTACAAAAGATATGTCAGCAGGAGGTGGAAGAATCAGCCCCCTTATGAACCCAGGTAACGTTACATTTAAAGTTAATGATGTAACTCTACAACAGACACCTTATGATAAGGATGCCTATAACATCTATCTACATATAGAAAGCAAGCCAATTGGAGGTGACTTCCAGGGTTTTCTAAGAGATAGAAATAATGAGGCTCTTGGACGTTATGAGGGTCAGGTAGGAAGAGTTAGAGCTAGTCAGTATCCTTTTAAAGATACTACGTTACCTAGTGGAAGAGATATTTCCCGTGATCAGGAGATTCTTAAGACAATGATCTTTCTTGCCTCAGCATTTGGTGTAAGAGAGGAACTTGATATGATTGAGGCAGATACTATTGAAGACTTTGTTTCTTCAGCTGGTCCTATCATATGCACGGGTTCATTTGTTAATGCGTGTTTAGGCTCTAGGGAATGGGAGAACAATGAAGGTTATATCAACAATGATTTGTATCTACCAAGAGTTTCTAAGGATGGTGTTCCAATAGAGCGGGAAGGTGTAGAGAACTCTAGACTATTAACATTTGATCGTGAGACACATGTCCGGCCAGTTGTTAAGAAAGAGTCTACAGAAACCTCTAAGTTTGAACCAACTAAGAGTTCAGTTGGAGATGACTTTGATCTCTAATAATTAGAAAGGGGGAGTGAAAGCTCCCCTTTTTTTATAACTTAGTTAGATGTTCAGTACTAGAAATCTAGTTGACACTCACAATGATGTACCCAGCTATTGGGTATTTCAATACTATCTTAATCTACCTGAAGTACTAACCGGTCAAGCTGTAAAAATTAAATCTATATTCAATGCTAATGAGCGCACACCAAGCATGTGCATCTATGTAGATAGCTCAAGAAATGAATATATGTTTAAAGACTTTTCTACTGGGACCTATGGCAGCAAGATTGATCTTGTTAAGACTATATTCTCTGTAGATTATAGTCTAGCTGTAAGTAAAATACTAGATGACTACAACAGTTATGTAAAGAAGAATGGTTCTGTAGACATTACTATTAACCCCGCAGCTAAGTGGGAGATAGATAATATTAAAACAAGAACCTGGAACACTGATGATGCAGATTATTGGTTACAGTTTAGAATTGGTACTAGCTTACTTAATAAGTATAATGTCAAGCCCCTTGAGTATTATAATATGCTTAGGATTGATAACGGTAAGGTAGATAAGATCAAGATAGAAAGCGCATGTATGTATGGTTATTATACTAAAGATGATAGTCTTTATAAAGTATATAAACCAAAGAGTAAAAAGCGCAAGTTCTTTAGAATAGCATCTCACCTGCAAGGGTTAGATCAATTGGAATATAATCAACCGTATCTTGTGATATGTTCATCTTTGAAAGATGCAATGTGTCTAAAAGGATTTGGATATAATATTGAAGTAGTAGCACCTGAGAGTGAGACTAGTGTAATTAAACCAATATATATTGAAAGCTTTAAGAAAAGATACAAGAAGATTATCACCTTGTTTGACTCTGATGACGCAGGTCATCAAGCAATAGAAAGGTACAAAGAACTATATGATGTTAATGGTTGCGCGTTAGATATTGCTAAGGATATATCTGATGCTGTAAAAGACCATGGATTTGAGAAGGTGCATACAGAGCTCAAACCTTTACTCAAAAAAACTATATATGAATAAATGGTTTATACCGGGCAATGTCCCGTCAAGTAAGAATGGTAGGAGATGGACAGGTAAATATTTTATCTCCAGCAAAACCGTAATGAACTATAGAAAAGCTACAAAGTCTTTATATGAAGATATGAAAGATAGCTTTGTAGAAGAGTTCTCTAAATATAAATACCCTGTAAGGGTAGGGTTCACCTTTCATAGAGGTAGTAGACACAAGTTTGATTATGTTAATCCTTTACAAACTGTACAGGATGATATGGTTAAACACGAGTGGATAGAAGATGATAATGCTGATATCTTACTCCCTGTGTTCTATCAATATGATTATAACAAGGAAGAACCTGGTGTTACAATTGAAATTTTAGAAGATAATATTTTGAAAGATGAAGTTTAAATTTACGTTTGAAACAACAGATGATTATAATGATGCTACAAAGTCTTCTCCTGAGTTTTTGTTTAATACTGTAAGATTTAAGGTAATAAGAAAGACTGGTGTAATAGACTATCCAGTATATTCTATGGAAGAGTATGTATCAGAAATGTTTAGACTACATAATAATAATGATGTAGTAGAGTTTCATGCATATCCTACTGAACACTTTTATGATCAATGCAAGTATTATGAATCAATGATATAGCTTATGAAAGATATAGCAAATCAAGTTTCTAGATCGTCTAAGAAACTTTTATTTAAAGAGCCTTTTTACGGGCTCTTTTTAGTTGGACTAAATAAGGAATACTCTGAGAGAGTTCCTACTGCAGGTGTTAGTAAGAATGATATAGGTGTAAAGCTAGCTATCAATCCAAAGTTCTTTATGGATCTTAATGAAGATCATAGAATGGGATTGATTAAGCATGAGCTTTTACATATATCTTTTGGTCACCTGCTTATACGTGATAAGTATCCAGATAAGAAGCTATTTAATATTGCTGCGGATCTAGAGATCAATCAATATATAGATAGAAGTTGCTTGCCTGATGGTGGTATAACTATGGATACCTTTCCAGAGTTAAAGCTTGATAGAAGAGCAGGTACTGATTATTATTATAAGGAGTTGGGTAAAGCTCAACAGGATGGTACATCTCCTTCTCTAGAGAGTATACTAGACCAAATGGATGGTAGCTCTCAATATGATCACCCTACATGGGATGAGATGAATGATTTATCTGAATCTGATAAGAAGCTTATACAGAAGCAGATAGAACATCAGTTGAAGGAGACTGCAGAAGCAGTAGAGAAGAAGCAAGGTTACGTACCAAGTGAGCTTGCAGATTTAATACGTAGACTGACAAATCCTGAACCTGCTAAGTTTGATTGGAAAGGATATCTAAGAAAGTTCTTTGGTAACTCTACTAAGAGTTATACTAAGAAGCTTAGAAGAAAGTTCAATAAAAGATATGCGGGTAGTCCAGGTCTAAAGATTAAATTTAAAAACAACATTCTTGTTGGTGTAGATACTTCTGCATCAGTAAATAATGATGAGTTAAAAGAGTTCATGAATGAGCTCGTGCATATGCATAAGACAGGTCATTGTATTACTGTAGCACAGTGTGATACACAGCTAACAAGTGTTGAGGAATTTAATCCTAAGAAAGATTGGGATATCAAAGGTCGTGGAGGTACTGACTTCCAACCTGTTATAGATCATTTTAATCAGAATAAGAGCAAGTATACTGCTCTAGTATATTTAACTGATGGTGAAGCTCATTCTCCTACAGACTGTCCTAAGAATACTCTATGGGTTCTTAGTAGCAGATCAGATATGAATGAAGCGTTACCAGGTAAAGTAATTAAACTAAACTAATCATGGCACAAGTTAATTTAAATATTGATGAACTAAAGGGTTTTGTAAACCACATTATAGAAAACAATCGTTTCCTACAGAAGGAAAGTAAACCACCAGTTGCAATTGAGGTTGTGGGTGAATCAGGTATTGGTAAGACTTCTACTATTGTAGAGTTGGCAAAGGAGAATAATCTAGACTTTGTAAAGTTGAATCTAGCACAGATTGAGGAGCTGGGTGACTTAGTAGGTTTTCCTGTACGTCAGTTTCAGATGTACAAGGAAGTAAAAGTTAAACCATCTAATGATGGACTTAACTATACTGCTGCACAAAGAGCTGCTGCATCTAAGGATGTTGCAAACATGACTACCAAAAAGGTAGGTCAATGGGTAGATGAACTCGCAGTCAATGAGTATCTAAAGAATGGTTTCAAGATGACCGGTAAGAATAGAATGTCTTACTGTGCACCTGAGTGGATCTCTGATAAGAAGCAAGGTGGTATCCTTCTACTAGATGATTGGAACCGTGCTGATGTAAGATTCATTCAAGCTGTTATGGAGTTGATTGATAGACAGACTTATATCTCTTGGTCTTTACCAAAGGACTGGCACATCATTCTAACTGCTAATCCAGACAATGGAGACTACATGGTTAATAGTATTGACTCAGCTCAGAAGACTCGTTATATTACTGCAAACCTAAAGTTTGATGTAGATGTATGGGCAAGATGGGCAGAGGAAGCTAACATAGATACTAGATGTATTAACTTCTTATTACTTAACCCAGAGTTGGTAACACAAGAGACTAATGCAAGATCTATCACTACGTTCTTTAATTCTATCTCTAGCTTTGATAGCTTTGAAGACAACCTAGCTATGATCCAAATGATTGGTGAGGGCTCTGTTGGTAGTGAGTTTGCTTCTATGTTTACTATGTTTATTAATAATAGACTTGATAAGATTGTAACTCCAAAAGAGTTATTGACTGATCAAGATGAGTCTAAGATTATTAATAAGCTAAAGTCTTCTGTTGGTACAGGTGATTCTTATCGTGCAGATATTGCATCTATACTAGCTACAAGGCTAGCAAACTATTCTATAGTTTATTCTAAAGAGAACTCAGTAACTGCTGATATAGTCACTAGACTAGAGAAGCTTTGCACTGGGGATTATTTCACAAATGATCTGAAGTATCTTGTTGTAAGAACAATATACAATGGTGCTCGTCAGAAGTTTAATAAGCTTATGATGAAGCCTCAGATTGTTAAAATGACAATGGCGTAATGAGTAAAGTATTTCAAGAAATTGATAATACTATTGTTACAAATCTTCTTGGGAGTGAGGTACGGGAAATAACCGTGCCTTACTCTGAGGAGAATTTTAATAATAGCATATATCTTATTAAGACATCGCAGTATTATGATTTTGTAGAGACTTTTAAATCTGATACTGATCCTTCTGCTTTAAAAGGTAAGAAGGTTTATATTGTACCAGGCATAGAGTACACTAATGATAGAATGCGTGGTATACTTGATGCTCTTGATATTAAAATAACAGGTAGTCTTAAAAGAGCTGATGCAGTTGTAGTTGGTAAGACTCTCGATATTACCACAGATAGATGGACACCATTCTCTAATAGAAATATTATGGGTTATTTAAAAGGATATCATGTAGGCTATGGTATTTCTCGTATGGGTGATGATAGCTTTGTTGATATGGTAAATGATCATGATAAACCAGTCTTGTTTCATCCAAATCTAGGTTATAGACCTAGCGCATATGCAAACAATGCTCATAATGCAGATAGTATTTATGAGAAGTATATCACCAGTGGTGGTCTTAAGATTATTGATGCAATTAATAATGGGCTTGGTGTAGTTAATGCTGAGGATATTATTAATAACCCAGTAACTAAGCTAACTCTTGATGAGGAGCTAGTAGAAACTATATCTTCACAGGTATGGGGGAGTGATGAGGATGTTGCTATGGCAGGAACAATCTTACCTAACATTGATTATGAAACTAACATTCATTATCTATGGAAGCTAGCTGATAAAATTAGTGGTAGAATCTATAGATACAATAGGAGCAAAGATGTAAAGACATGGATTAATAATAGTAATTTTCTTAGGCTCTCACGAATGAATTCATTTGAAATGATTGAGTATCTACAGAAAAAAGATAAGCTTGATCATGCATCATTTACTTATCTAGAACCTATTTATAGAAAGGGAATCTTGGTTCAATCATCTGGTGACTACAGTGGTATTCCACCTAAAGAACATCCTATATACAAGTTTAAGGTTGAGATTAAACCAGAGTTTTTAAAATATATGAAAAATGAAGAAAGCGTTAAAAGTACTGATTGATAGTCAGAAAGATGGTGGTCATGTTGTATCTATTACAGATGGTTATATTTTTGATTATAATATGGATAGAAACTCTATGGAAAGTTTTAGCCGTGAAACGGGTATAATCTTTAATAAACTAGATAGTAATTCTCTAAAGGGTAAAACCTTATATAGATATCCAAAGATTAATCTATCAAGAGATAAAATAAGTAGCATTAAACAAGATTATGGAATCTCTGTTACAAGAGATTACCATAAAGCTGACTATCTTGTTGTGTCTCAGAAGTATATTAACTCTAAGGTAAATCAGCTTGGTTATCGTCCTAGAGTCTATACGGTTGAAAGTGTGCTAGCTGATATGCATAAGCAGACTATAGATTTATCTGATGTAAGAGCTGCTATAAATGATCATGAGCTTGTATTGTTTGAGTATAAGGGTTATGGTTGGCATAGAAATTATGAGATAACAGTTACTCCTATGTTAGAACAAAGGTACCATTCATCATTCATGAATAAAAATGCATATACATTACTTAGCTGTGGTAATCTTGTACTAGATGAAAACATTAATAATATAATTAGTAGGGAGTCTCCTACTATTACAGAAGAGATGTTTGATAATCTAGAGGAGATGATTCGTACAAGAAATGAGGATGATGTTAGTATGGCATTGAATGTTATGGCTAATAGTAATTATACTGAGTCTATAGATAAGATTGCTTTATTACTTGTGACAAATCATAGTGCTTTGTGTAGGTGTAAAGCTTGGAACTCTGTTGGTGTTAAAGCAATGAGATCTACTTTCTCTGCATTTAATATGCAACTGGATGATTATGCACATGGTTATAATAAATTCTTTGATGTCTTATTATCTAAGGGTGCAATGACTAGCTTTGCTGTTAGGAAAGTTAGACACTTAATCTTCCAAAGATTTCTCAATAGATTCTTTGATGATGATCCAGATACAGGCAAGTATACAATGCCGTTTCATATTAAGGAAAGTGATTTAATGTTAGCTCCTAAGTATGCAAAGGAGTTCACAGAGAAGGAAATGGTTGAGTATGGTAATGCCATGCTTGATGCAAGAATGCAATTTCCATTTTAAGATGCTATGATTGGTAGGGGTGTGGCGAAAGCTGCACCCCATCTTAAACTTTTATTATGCAAAGAAATAATCAGAAAGAAAAAGAGTTCTATTCTAAACCGTTTAAGTTTAGTTACTCATCGTTAAACAAATTATTATTCTCCCCAAGTCTTTTTTATAAAGACTATATACTAAAGGACAGAGAAGAGAGATTAGATAAGCACCTTGTAGAGGGTAAGCTTATACACTGTCTCTTATTTGAACCACAAAATTTAGAGGAAAAGTTCAGCGTTATGCCGGGCAAGACACCTACAGATAGCATTAAGAAGGTTTTGTACTATTTAAAAGACAAAATAAGAGGTGACCTGCTAAATGTAAATAGCAATGTTTATATTCTAGATGCACTTAAGATTGCAAACCTTTATCAATCTTTTAAAGAAGATGAGAAAAGGCTGGCTAAGATCCAGACAGAAGACAATGAAGCTTATTGGCAGTTCATTAAGAACACTAAGGCAGATGTTGTTGATATGGATACCCTACAGAGATGTAAGGATAGAGTTGAGTTGATTAAGTCTAACAAAGATGTGATGTCTTTATTTACTAAAGAAGAAACAGACTTTGAGTTAGACTCTATTACTACACATGCAGAAGCATATCTTGAATGCGGGTTACATGATAGAAACTTTGGACTTAAAGGTTTTGTAGATTATTACTCTATAGATGAGGAAGCTAAACAAGTTACTATCTGTGATCTCAAGACCACGGGTAAAACAATTGCTGACTTTGCTGAGACTGTAGACTTCTATAATTATTGGTTACAAGCAGCAATGTATTGTAAACTTGTTTATGAAAACCTGTCTGAAGACCGTGACAGTTATAAAATTACTTTTAAGTTTGTAGTTATTGATAAGTATGATCAAGTATATGTATTTGATGTATCTGATAAGACTATAACAAACTGGATGGAAAGCCTATTTGAAACTCTCAACATTGCACAATATCATTACTCTAACAAAAACTATTCACTCCCATATCAGTTTCTGGAAGATAAAGTAGTATTATAATGCGTGGGGTATACACAAAGTATTTTCAGAAGAGCAAAGTATTTATCTATCCTTTACTGGGAATAAAGAAAGGTATAGACTTTGTTCCTGAGAATACTTATATGTGTTGGGATACTTTATATAATACAGGAGACTATAAGTTAATCTGTTCTTATATAGTAGAGGACTCACCGGAGTTCAGAAAGTTTGAGGAGAGGGTTATATTCTCTAACAAGCATTATCATGACTTTCATGAGATTGATAAGGAGCATATGTTGTATGCTTTTGATCTATCCTCTTATAAGAATGATATAGATTTGTTTTTGCAGGGTAAGTACTCTAAACTTAGTGATGACACCATGGAAATTATTCTTAATTTTTTTGGTGATGATGGTCAGATAGCTCAGTGTGTATTAGGATTTCTTTTTCCAGAAGAGGTCCATGATAAATATGCAGAGTATCTTGATGTTGATATTGATGTAATTAAAAAGGCGCATGAGGTGTGTACACCACCTGATATGAGTTTGGAATGTTGTGAAGAAAATATTCCCTTCCCTTTAAATTTAGTCAAATAGTATTATATTTACGTGTACAAATTATTTAGTATGACAATTGGTAAAAATATGTTAATAGTTTCCTCATCATTTAGAGGAGCAAAATCTTTTAATTTAGTTCCAGCTACTCCGGAGTCTCCGTATGTTGAAGCTATGTATGATCCTTCTTCAGGAATTCTTGCTGTTATTAGCAAGGTAATGAAGCAATCTTATCACATGATCCCAAAGCTTGATGACAATGGTGATCCATTAAGAGTAAAGGGTACACCAAGAGAAGGAGGCAAGACTGTCCGTGAGGAAAGAAGACTTGTTGATACTTTCTCTGAGTTTTATCTTACTGACAAGCAAGAGATAAGTGATTTTATCAATATATTTGCTGTGAATGCTGAGTCCTTTGACTTCTCACAGTACATGGTAGATGTAGAAGCTACCGAAAAGAGTCCTATAATTACTATGGGCTAATATGTATATATAATGAGTTTAGAAAGAGGGGCATTAGCTCCTCTTTTTTTTTAAATATATGCGTATGAATCATTGGATAATGGATTATGAGACGCTCAACAATTGCTTCATAGCAGTGTTTGAGCACTATAAAACATCTGAGAGAAAAGTATTTACCGTACATAAATCTCAGAATGACTTCAAGGCATTCCTATTATTTCTTGGTGATAACATTAAGAATAAGGAATGGCACATATCCTATAATGGTTTAGCGTTTGATGCTCAGGTTACTCAGTATATTCTTGATAACTGTTCTTCTTGGGATATAGAAGATGCAGATCAAATAGCAAGCATGATATATCAGTATGCTACCTCTTGCATACAGAAAAGTAATGCGGGTCAGTTCTTGGATTATCCTCATTGGAAAATTAAGATTGGGCAGATTGATATATTTAAAATGCATCATTGGGATAACCCGGCCAAGAGATCTAGTCTAAAGTGGATTCAGTATAGTATGGATTGGGATGACATGATTGATATGCCTCTCCATCACTCTACACAGATTGAAACTCCAGAGCAGATTGAGATGATAACAACGTACTGTATAAATGATGTTAGGTCAACTAAGGAAATATTTAATAGATCAAAGTCACAGATAGCACTAAGAAAGGAGCTAACTAAAACCTATGGTATTAATTTGTTTAGTGCCTCAGAGCCCAGGATAAGCAAGGAGTTATTTGCTTATTATCTTTCAGATAAACTTGGCAAGAGTAAGTCTCAAATTAAAAAGCTTAGGACCTTTAGAAGAGTGGTTAAGTTCAAAGATATTATACTTCCATATGTTAAGTTTAATGTACCTGAATTTAAGTTACTTCATGAAAGGTTTAAGGCTGCTGAGATAATGACTGACAATCTTAGGGGTGGGCTTAAGTATAAAATGGAGTACAAAGATGTAGTCACTCACTTTGGTTTAGGTGGTGTGCATGGTGCTAGAAGAAGTGGAATATTTGAGAGTGATGATGAGTATGTTATTATGTCTTCAGATGTTACAAGCTTCTATCCTAACTTAGCCATCAAGAATAGATTTTCTCCAGGTCATTTTCCAGAGGATGAATTCTGTGATCAGTATGAGTGGTTCTTCAAAGAAAGAAAGAAGATACCTAAGAGTAATCCTATGAACTATGTCTATAAGATTATTCTTAACTCAACCTTCGGGCTTAGTAATGATAAGAATAGTTTTTTCTATGACCCTGAGCTGTGTATGAAAATCACAATTAATGGTCAGCTTACTCTAATGATGCTCTATGAAATGATAATGGAACGTATACCAAATTCTACTGCGCTTATGCAGAATACAGATGGTATAGAGACTATTATCCCTCGTAAGTATATTGATGAGTACATGGATATCTGCAAAGAGTGGGAAGAGATTACTAATCTTAACCTTGAACATGATCAATATGAGAAGCTTATAATAGGTGATGTAAATAATTATATCGGTGTCCTTGGATATAAAGAAACTGATATGACTACATGGCGGGATATTAAGAAGAAAAACCCACACTATCTATTTAAGATAAAGGATGGTAAGTTCTTGCATGCACCTGCTAAGATGAAAGGTAGATTTGACTTTCATAATTTACAGCTCCATAAGAATAAGTCTAAGCTTATTATTAAGAAGGCTATATATCATTACTTTGTGCATAATATATTACCCAGAGACTTCCTTAAGAACAATAGAAATATTTTAGACTATTGTATAGGTGGTAAGTCTAAGGGTGATTGGATGCAGATGGCTCGGTCTTTGGAGAAGGGTCTTTATAAAGAAGACAAACTGCAGAAGATCAATAGATATTATATCTCTAAGAGTGGCATCAAGATAGTCAAGGTTAATCAAAAGGATAATCGTGAGGTTCAGCTTGAAGCCGGTAGGTGGATGCAAACCATCTTTAATAAGATTGATATCAAACCCAGGTGGGAGCAGTATGATGTTGATGAAGCTTACTATATTAATGCTATAGAGCAAGAGATAAATAATATTCTTGCTAAGCCAATCAATCAATTAAAATTATTTTAATGGTTAAGGTCCAGGAAACTAAAACATTAGTTACCAAGGACAATAACAATAGTGCTAACTGCATCGCTCCAAATGTAATCTATGGTTGCTTTGGAGGGTGCGTTAACACTTATTGTTATATGTCTAGGTACAATGGCACTAGAGTGTTTGTCAACAAGAACGTTGATGATATATTTAATTCTGTAGTTGAATGGGAAAAGTCTTTTACTAAAGTCCCTGATCAACAAGACCCAGTTTATACAATGGTAGACATTGCATGTAACACAGATCTTGTCAGGATGCAGAAGTATATGCCTGAGCCTTTGATAGATTATATAAAACGTTATGATGATCACCCACAGTTAAAAGCTACAATGGCAACTAAGTTCCCAGGTCAGCTTAAACTAGATGTAAATCATTTTAACAAGCCACCAAGAGTGCGTGTTAGTCTAATGCCACAAGAGTATTCTAATATACTTGAGCCAGGCATGCAGAAGATTCATAAAAGAATCCCTGATATAAATAGACTGAAGACTCTAGGTTGGGAGGTGCATATAAATTATAGTCCATTAATCTTTTATCCAGGATGGAAAGAAGAGTATGATAATTTGTTTGCGCAGGTTAAAGAACAGGTTGGTGTTAATAAATGCGAGGTTATTGCTTTAACTAATCATAAAAATCAAATGGTTAAAACTACAGATAAGGCTAGAGAGATAATGAAGTATTCCCGCGAAGTTAAAAACTCCAAAGGGATAATGAGATATCCTCTTCAGCATAAGTCTAGATTACTAAATGAGTTCAAAGATATATACACAAAATATTTCCCTGTGGAAACAATTAGATATATATTTTAACTGACTCAGTAACTATTACTATATTTATTAAAATTTTATTATGGGTTATAAAAGACCACAAGAAACAACAAGAACGTATTTAGAGAGCGCACCATTACCTAATCATGGTGGCTCATATACAGTTGTGTCACATAGTGACATTATAAATACAACCCAAAAGTTATTTAATGACTTGGGTTTAAAAGTTGATAGGGAGCTCTATAGAGCAAACGTTGACGCAAAGGTTGCACAAGGTGTCTATCACATATCTCCTTTATCAAATGACGGAACTACTGATAAGGAGTTAGGGATGATGTTTGGCTGGACAAACTCTTATGATAAGTCTGTTAGATTTCAGTGTGCAGTTGGCGCATATGTTATGGTATGTAACAATGGAATGGTAGCAGGTGAAATGAGTTTTGCCCGTAAGCATACAGGATCTGCTGACTATGATATTACTGAGCAGATAAATAAACAGCTGGGTAGTGTAGATAAGCACTTTGGTCAGATCATAGCTGATCGTGATTCTTTTAGAAAAACTGATCTATCTATTAAAGAACAGTCTGAGTTGGTTGGACGCTTATATTGTGATAAAGATATATTAGATCTTAATCAGATAAGTATAGTTAAGCAGGAGATAAAGAAACCTTCTTATGATTATCAAGCTGATCAAGATAATGCTTGGGCTTTCTATAATCATGTTACACATGCCCTAAAGAAAACTCATCCACGTAGTTGGTTAAGTGATAGCCAGAAGTTCCATAAGTTTATGGTTAATGATGTACTTGGTCAAATGGGCATAAAGAAAAGTGATGCTTTATTAGATATTGTAGATCTTGAGATGGAGGAGGATAATCAGTTAACAATTTCTTTTGACTTTTGATAATGTTTAAAGGGATATTAATTATATTAGCTGCTATACTTGTAGTCAGGCTTGTGTTAAAGTCTGAAGACTGTGGTAATTGATAAAACCAAATAAGAAAGGGGCTTTAACTAGCCCCTTCTTTTTACCACTTAACTTTATCAGCCCAGTATGCTGCAGACATCTTACCTTTCTTGATATTCTTAGCATGCCTAGCTTTAAAACTAGAACGTTTCTTTTTCATTCTGGATGATTCACCTGCTTTAGGTTTGCCCGCAGTCTTAGCACCTTGCTGACCAAAACGTATAGTCTTAATCTTATCACCGTCCTTAGCTACAACTACATGTGACTTAGTAGGATGGCTAGGTGTACGCTTGGGTTTATTGTAACCTGATACACCAGCTTTTGCTAATCTTGAATCTTTTTTAGTAGGCATTACTTTTTATGTACCTTTTGAATAGGAAATTTAGCTGTTAAAGATGCACCTTTATGAGGTACAAATTTACCTGAGTGTTTCATTAGTTTAAAACCTGATCCGCTTTTCATCCAATGAAAACCTGCAGGTGCTTTAATAGACTTTGTACTTGTTGATCCACCTTTCTTATAATTAACAACACTCTTTGGCATTGTACCTTTCTTTTTAGCTGCAGTTATTTTTTTAGCTGGCATAATTTCTAAATTTTATTTTCTATACTTTGCAGTCTTTTTCTTAACCTTCTTTGGTTGAGATACAAACTGTTTACCTTTCTTATTACCCTTAGCTTTAGCTCGGTTAGTTGATCTTTTCTCCGATGGAGATAGAGCATCCCAAGCAGCTTTAGGTAAATACCTTTTCTTACCCTTAGATTTAACTTCTTTCTTCTTGCCTTTTTTCTTATTGGCATGAGTACCAGAGGTCATCCACTTTTGGTCTCCCCATTTCTTAAGACTCTTTTGTGACTTCTTTAAAGGCATAACTATTATTTATAACCACCACCTTTAGCCTTATATTGCTTGGCTAACATCTGAGCTTTTCTAGCAGACCACTGTCCAGGTTTACCACCTTTACTTCCTGCTTTGATTCTATTAAATAAGTTCTTACGCATTGTAGGCTTAGTATAATTACCCGCCTCATTTACTTTAGACTTAGTCTTTCTCTTTGTTGTCTTTTTAGCTGGCATAATATATCTTATACATATAATATACTAAATTTTTATGAAATCAACTAGTAATTAACCTCCTGCATTACGCATCCCACTATGATCATCACCTAATAGATAACCAGCATCAATAGCTTCTTCTTCTGTAAGTGCTGTAATTCCATCTAGTATGTCCCCTGTGTTAAATGTTTGTGGCTCATCTTGCCAAGCAAGAACATATGTTGGGTTACCTGAGTTAGGGAACCAATCAAAAGCATATAAGGTTACACGCTCACTTCTTGGAGGAGCATTTAAGTCATAGATATCTTCACTTGCTGTAATAGCAGCTGCTTCATCAGGGAATGGATAGTATAAATGCATTATGGATAAATTGAAT